ACTAGTTTTGCACGTTCTATCTCTAATTTTTGCTCGCCTTCTTCTTTTTTACGCTCATTTTCCATAGCACGAAGGTCTACTTCTCTTGATTTTAGCTTAATTAATGGGTCAACGTCCTCTGCGGAGTTAATTTTACGCTCTTCTTCCATAAAGTCTTTAGTCATCTCTGCAATGAGCTTAGATTTTCTAGCTTCTATGGTTATAGACAACTGTTCCATCATAGGATTTGGTTGTGGAGGCATGCCAGTCATGGCTTGTTGTTGCATTTGTGCCTGCATTTGTTGTAATTGTAGTATCTCTTCTTTAAATTCTAGTTGTATTTGTTCTTGTGCCATTAAAGAAATATGTTCTAAAATATTTTTTTGTACTAAAGACATAATTGTAGGATTATTTCTAACCATACTTGTACCCATAAAATTTAAGTGAGCATCAATGTGAGCTTTGTGGTCTTGTTTAGGGAATGCTTGAAATTTTTTTCCTGCCATGGACTGTATGTGCTCCATACTAGGGTCCATTGGTTGTGGTGGTTGAGGGGGAGGTAGAATTAAATCAACGTTTTTAACTCCTATTGCTTCATACATACTACGATACGCTTGATATAGATTATGTATTTTAGGATTTGTTTGAGCTAATTGTAATTGTGTTTGAGCTAAACTAATTCTTTGTGTTTGTGAAAAAATATTAGGATCTGCTATGGGTAAAATATCAACTTTATCATCAAAGTCTGTTTGTTTAATTACACGTTGACCCCCTACTATGTCGTAAGGGTACTCGGGCGGTAGATAAAGTGAAAAAATTCTAACTAGTTGTCTAAATTCATTCTTTAGTGAGTTGTATAATCTTTTGTGTATGGCAGACATAACACGTGAACCACGTTCTAATAATGCGACTGTAGTTCCAACAGCAGCGCCTTGGTTGCCGTCGCCTACTTGCATATCAGCGATAGACGCGAAACGTTGACCTGCTGATACAACTACTCCCATTAATTGCAATAATGTGCCTGACGGCTCTTTGAATGGTAGAGGCATAAATGCTTCACGAAGATTACCACCGGGTGCATCCACGTCTCTAAACTCTCCTGGTTGGATAGATTGTGCTTCGTCCCTCACTCTAATACCTCTTGTCTTAAAACCAGAAGGTAAGTTAGATAAAGTTCCTGCATCTAATAATTGTCTCAAAGCTGCAGTTGCAGTTCTTGATAATCCACCAATCATGTGAATCAAACCAAAGCCATAAAAACCTAGACCTGGTAAAAATTTAAAATGTGTAAAGTAATTAATTCTTTTTTTCTTTGGATCGTTTGCTTCGTAGTTTCTACGTATCGATAAAACTTCTCTACTACCTTCTTCAATTGTTACGATGTAAGGTAGTTTTATTTCTGTAGCTTCACCTGTTTGCGGATTGTTATCTTCAAAGCCTTCTAAATCTAAATCAACATGACACTCTAATAAGGTGTACATATCTGAAGAGTTATCTGCTTTACGGATACCGTCTAGCTCTCGTTCTTTTTCTGCGATGGGGTCATCCATGTCAGAGGCGTCGCCTAATTCTATGTCACGATAAAAACCACCGACTTGTTGTTTTTTTAAATCGTTTCCAGAAATATTTATTTTATGAATAATGCTATCTGCATCTTCTAAACTTGTTGCAGAGTAAGGTACTAACAAATCATCTGCAGGAACAAACTTTGAGACGGCTCGACCTAATAATTCATCGTAGTACACTTTTTTAAATGTCGAGCCTGAGAGAGGAAGATAGAAAAGCATTTGATCAAACTCTTGTTCATACTCTTTCATCTCTGACATGAGTTGATAGTTCATGAACTCTTTGACACGTTCGCTTTGTTGTTCTTTTGCAGAGCTAGGTGCTCCGATAATTTGTGTTCTAACAGGACCGCTAGCGGGTAGTAATTCTTTATAAGCTAGTGATTGAAATTGTGTGACTGCTTCTGCAAGGACAGGGTGTGTGGCACCACTTGCGCCTTGAAATGGTTCTCCTCGGTCTTCATATTTAAAACCTAAAAGATCTAATCCTTTTGTGTAGGAATCTTCCCACTCTTTTCTAGAAGATTTATAATCAAGGTACATTCCTTTGAGCTCACTACCCAAAGGCCCCAGTGCATCGTCTTCTAAATATTCTGCTAAGTTTGCAAAGTGGTTTTCACTTCCCTCCGCCATTACTTTAGAAGGGTCAAAAGAGATCTCTGCTCCTCCTTCTTCTGTTTCAATAACTTCTACTTCTTCTGGAACTTGTTGTTCTTTATTTATTTCTTGAACTAGTTCTTCTTGTATTTGATTTTGATCAGGTAGTTCTATGGTCGTTCTTTTTGAATTAGGTAATGCTTTATCTATTTCTGCCATTTAATATCCTTACTTGTTTTTGAACAAAGACTCGATGCCTTCTGACTCAGGTCCTTTTTCTGGTGGCACTGAACCACCCATTGCTAGACCTCCTTCATAAGAGCGAAGTCTAAGTAACACTTCATTGTCAGTCATGGTGTCGACATTTAGGTCCTCTGATCCTGGAGCGTTGTCGCTTTCTATTAATTGTTTTAATCTGTTTCTCTCTATGACTCCGACTAAAGGTTCTCTTTGAAGTCCTTGAGCTGATGCATCTTGAGGAATAAAAAATGCTTGGTCAGTTGTAAAACCTGACGGCATTGCTGTGGTTGTAGTTTGATTTCCTTGACCAGGAATTAAATCTCTTAGTGCGTTTAACACGATACCTGTGATACCTCCTGTGTTCACTAAAGCGGGAATGATGCCTTGTGTTCTCTCTGGAGCTGGGACCATGTTTGCAAAGTCCATGCCTGTTTCTCTTCCGGGAGGTGCGTCGGGGGAAGTGAAGAAAGGTCTTTCTGCTTGACCACCAAAAAGTCCTCTGACTATATCTCCGCCTGCTTCTCCAAGTGTGGGTTGGTTTGCAACAATGCGGGGTTGAAAATTTGGATTGGTTAACATAACAGGTTGACCTCCTGCTTGTGTTAAACCTTCTACAGTGGTAGAAGGTGGAAGAAGTTGTACACCTCTTCCAAAGTTAGCAGCTCTTTGTAATTCTGCTTCTCTTGCTTTTGAAATCTCTCCGGCGCCTGGCGCCATAATGTTTTGCATCACCTGTGCGGTGTTATCTTCTCGTTGTCTTTGTCTTTCTGCTCTTGCTGTTTTACTACCCATTTAAACTCCTAATGTTGCTATGCCTCCGTTAGCAAATTCACTCTCCTGCATATCTTTCACAACCTGATCAAACTCCTGTTTTGAAGGTAATCCCATTGCCTGGTTTATAGCTTCGTATAAATCTAATCCTTGTGATAATAATTGCAAGACATTTATAACTCTAGCTGGTGGTAGTCTCTTAGACAAGCCCTTTACCAAGCCTTTTAGATTAAGTCCCTCTTTTTTGGCAGGTAGTTTTTTGTCTTTTTCAATTAGTTTTTGATTTTCTTTTTTACGTTGATTATCTTCGAATTCTCTAGATCCTTTTTCAGGGGGTAGGTTAATTAACTCTTTAAGGTAGTCATCAAATATCTTTGCATCTTCTTTAGGTATCTCATTCGGTTTTAAACTATCAAAAAAATCTGCCTCTATATCTTCAGGACTAGAAGCGTAGAAGTCTTTTGTAAAGTCTATCGACTCAGGGGTATAATCTACTTTAGAGTCGGGACCCTCAAAATCTGTGGGTTCTCCAAATTGTTCAGGATTAAAATCTATCTCATAGGCAGGCATCTCATAATCTAGATACTCTGTTTCACCATCAGGTGTTGTATAACCACCCATTGCCTGTTCTGTGATAGTTAGTTTACCTTGACCTTCTGGCATGTTGAGCCCGCCCCTTGTTACTTCCTCGTAACCAGGATTGTATTCTTCGTATTTAAATTTACCAAGCTCGTAAACATCAAGCCCTCCTTTTGATGAAAAAGATCCTTTTGATTTTATGATGTCTAATAGAGGGGTATAGTTGTAAGGAGAATTTGTAATTTGTTTAGCAGCTTCTGTTCCCATGATACCACCCGTGCCTCCTGGTAAAGCTGTTGATGCTGCAGCTCCCATGATACCTTTTCCTGATGTTTTTAAAAATTGACGACGACTAATCGGATCAACAAAAGTTTCTTTTAGTTTACTACCCATTAGTAGTATACTCTTTGTTGTTGTGGTAGAGGATTATCTGGTTCATCATCGGGATGTTCAATAAAGCCTCCTTGTCTAAATCTCATTACTGCTTGTGTCATACTATCCACCAAATCATCGTGATCACCATAAGGAAAAGCTGCACACTCCTCGATAACTTCTTCTGAAAATTTATCATCAGTTGCCCATATCTGGCCTGACTCAAACAATGGTGCCACGGCATTGACACGAGCATGCTTATCGTTTCCACGACTCGGTGTATAATTTATAACGGGTATTCCTTGTTTACGCAATTCAAAAGTCAACGGCATACCACTCGCTTTACCCTCCACAATAACACTCTCCGGTTTCCAGTAGTTATCTTCTAT